AACGAGAATACTTATGATGATAGAAAAGTTGAGCTATCTAATAAAGGTCTTTTTGCAGATTTACCACTTATGCCAGATATGCACTATTTAATTGAATATGTAAAAAACTTTGGAGTGGATTGGGAAATACTTACCGCATCTGGTGTACTTAACAGAACCAAAGTAGTGCAAGATAAAATTTATTGGATTAGAAAGTATGTAGATAAAGATGTTTTTATTACGGCAACATTAAAAGGCAAGCATAAAGCTGTTTATGCAAGACCTGATTATGTGTTGATTGATGATAGAAAAGATAACATAGAAGCCTGGACCAATGCAGGTGGCATAGGAGTGTTGCATACCAGTGCGGCTGATACGATAAAACAGCTTAGAAATTACCAAGACACTTTGGTTGCACAAAATACAGCCTAGTAGTATTATCAATATTGTAGAACTAATTGTTGCGGGCATGGTGCTTGCAATGGCTAATTTATAGGAGGCTGATTATGACTACGCATTTTACTTCGGGTGTTACCAATGTTTCTGGAGACGGTTCATTAGGTAAATTAAAAGCACCTGCACCACACAAGTATCATTCATACTTTAATGATTTTGATACTTATTTAGCGTCCGATTGGACAATAACTACAACTGAGGACGGCACTGGTTCCGCAACAGAGGCTTTGGCCGATGGCGATGGTGGTATTTTGTTAGTAACAAATGCTGCTGGCGATAACGACAATGACTTTTTTCAGTTAGTAAAAGAAGGCTTTAAATATGAAAGCGGCAAACAGTTAGCGTTTCAAATTAGATTTAAAACTAATGATGCAACACAAACTGATATTGTTGCTGGTTTACAGCTAACTGATACTTCACCATTAGATGTAACAGATGGTATTTTCTTTTTAAAATCAGATGGAGCTGCAACAATCAGTTTTATCGTTGAAAAAGATAGCACACAATCTACATTGACTTTGCCTAATTCATTGGCAGATGATACTTTTATGACTTTAGGATTTATTTATGACCCTAAAGACCAAAAGTTTCATGTGTTTCAAAATAATGTATTAGCAGGCACAGTGGTTAGCACAAATGTTCCAGATAACGAAGAACTTACAGTTTCTTTCGGTATTCAAAATGGAGCTGCTGCTGCAAAGACCTTAAGTGTTGATTACATTGGTGCTCATAAAGAACGTACAGCAAACACTGAACTTTAAGGAGTAAAACATGGCTGATGCAGTAACTTCACAAACCATCCAAGATGGTGAAAAAACCGCAATTTTAAAATTTACCAACGTGTCAGATGGCACTGGTGAGTCAGCTGTAAAAAAAGTAGATGTTTCTGCGCTATCTAAAAATAGCGCAGGACAAACTTGTACCTCTGTTTCTGTTTCAAGAATTTATTGGGCAACATTTGGTATGAGCGTTAAACTTGAGTTTGATGCAAGTTCAAATGTACTTTTGGTTCATTTACCAGCAGACAGCACAGGCGATGAGTATTACGATTTATTTACAGGTATTCCAAACAACGCAGGTAGCGGTGTTACAGGTGATATTGACTTAACCACAGTTGGGCATAGCAGCGGTGACGCTTATACAATAATTTTAGTTCTAACTAAAAATTATTAAGACTGATGGCGGTTAAAAAGCCTAAAAGAAAAGCTAAACCAATAGCAAAGACAGTAGGCAAAGGCGGTAATTACCGCTCCACCAAAAGTGGAGCGGGCATGACCAAAAAAGGTGTTGCTGCTTATCGTAAGAAAAATCCTGGCTCAAAATTAAAAACAGCAGTAACAGGTAAAGTAAAAAAAGGTAGCAAAGCGGCAAAAAGACGAAAGTCTTATTGTGCAAGGTCACTTGGACAATTAAAGAAAAGCTCTGCTAAAACTAGAAATAATCCTAATTCAAGAATTAGGCAAGCAAGAAGAAGGTGGAAATGTTAAATGGCTAATAAAACACAAAAGAAAAAAATAAACAAAGTTATAAAAGGTTTGAAAAAAGCAAGTAATTTACATGCAAAACAAGCAAAAACTTTAGGCGCCTTAAAATTAAAAAAAGGTGGTGGTGCTAAATCTAAAACACCAGCTAATGTAGCTAATCCATCTATTTATGCTAGAGCCAAAGCTAAAGCAAAAGCGAAGTTTGACGTATATCCGTCGGCTTATGCAAATGCCTACATGGTTTCTGAATACAAAAAAATGGGTGGTAAATACAAAGGTGCTAAGAAAAAAGCAGCTGGTGGTGAAATGAGTTTGAAACCTATCCCATCTGCAAACAAAGGCTTACCCAAACTACCAAAAAAAGTAAGAAACAAAATGGGTTTTATGCAAGCTGGTGGTGCTGTAAAAATGGTACAAGGCAGAGGTTGCGGAGCTATGATGCAAAGCAAACGTAAAAAAACTAGAGTGCCTAGCAGTTAAAAATGAGTTTAACCAAGTGGTTTAAAGAAGATTGGGTTGATATTGGCTCGCCAAAAAAAGGTGGTGGCTTTGATAAATGTGGCAGGTCAAAACAAAAAAAAGACGCTAAAAGAAAATACCCAAAGTGTGTGCCAGCTGCCAAAGCTGCACGCATGACTAAATCAGAAAAAAAATCAGCAGTAAGTCGTAAACGAGCTAAAAAACAAGGCGTTGGTGGTAAGCCAACAAATGTAAAAACTTTTGCCGCAAAAGGTGGTAAAATAACTAAAAATTCAAATATGGGATTATTTGGAAGGAGATAATATGAAAGGAACTAAATACATGGCTAAAGGTGGCGGCATGAAAGGCACCAAGTACATGGCTAAAGGTGGTGCTATGAAAGGCACTAAATATATGTCCCTGGGTGGAGCAGCAAAATCAGAAATGAAAGCTAATCCAGGTATGGGTAAAATGCCTAAATCAGTCGTTAATGCGCTTGAGAGAACAGGTAAAGTTGCTTTGACGCTTGCAAGCGGACCCATAGGTGTGGCAGCAAGAGCCGCGTCTATAAGAGCCAAAGGCAAGCCAAAAGGACCAGTAAGCGGTAGAGCTGGCGGTGGTGCTATGAAAGGTACTAAGTACAGAGCTGGCGGTGGTGGTATGAAAGGTACTAAGTACAGAGCTGGCGGTGGTGGTATGAAAGGTACTAAGTACAGAGCAAAAGGCGGAAAAAGGTAAAACTTTTTAATTAAATAAGGTGGCGTATTTAATATCAAATATCCCGCAGTTTAAATGCTGGGTAAGAAAAGAGTTTACAACTAATCATCAACACGGACACGGTGAATATCTGCATGCTTTAGCGTTTGCAGTAAATACAATTCCAGGTAGGTCTCTTTCCTTTCAAGTGGTCTTTACAGGCTGCGAGACCGACTTTGAAAATTATCCAGATGAAAACGTACATGGTGGCGCTATGTGGGCCCGTATGCCTATTCAAGCTTTAGTAGCAGATGTTCCTTTACAAGAGTGGCCAAACCCAATGCAAGACCATTTAGCTCAACCCTGGGATTGTCTAAGTCATCATCATAGTGTGGTTACATTAGATAGGGTTAGTTCAAGTCCTTGGTATTGTAAAATTGATGGTGAGTTTTATTTAGGTAAATATATGTTTACTGTAGATTATACTGAACATTCAATAGCTGACGACTCAGCTCAACACAAACAATCACACGTGTTATACTTAACCGATGCTGGTGACTATACTGGTAACTTTGTTGCTTTGCCCAATAACAGAGTAAGAGCAACTAACCCAGCTTTGTGGAGAACAGGTGAGGGTGCTCCAGATTTTGCACCGTCACAATGGGTACATTCAGCCGAGGCACATGAAAGCTACACAGACCCAGTGGCTACATTTGACAATTTGTATGCCTCAGACGAAGATAGAGAGTAATTATGGCATTATCTGGAAGCAAAGACTTTGAATTAGATGTAGCAGACTACGTTGAAGAAGCGTTTGAGCGTTGTGGCTTAGAGCTTCGCACTGGTTACGATTTAAAAAGTGCTACTAGAAGCCTTAATTTAATGCTTGCAGAGCGGGCCAACAGAGGTTTAAACCAATGGACAGTAAAAGAAAAAACTGTTGCTATGGTTAAAGATACAGGAGCATATAACATTGATAGCACTAACGCTACAGCACCCATAGATGTTCTTGATGTCTATATTAGAGAAACAGAAGGCACAGAAACTACTGATTTGCCTATGACAAGATTAAGTAGAGCTGAATATTCACATATAACAACTAAATCAAGCACAGGCAAACCTAATCAATTTTTTATTGATAAACAATCAACTCCAACAATTACTGTTTGGCCAGTTCCGGATAAGTCTAGCACTTACACTGTTTACATGAATGTTTTAACAAGAATGGATGATGCTGACGCTGGAGCAAATACTTTAGATATGCCTTTTAGATTTTACCCATGTTTAGCAGCAGGACTAGCTTATTATATGTCACTTAAAAGAGCACCAGATAGAACACAAATGTTGAAAGCTTTGTATGAGGAAGAGTTCCAAAGAGCTTTATCTACAGATGAAGACCGAGCATCTTTTAAAATTTCACCAAATTTAAGGAGCTACAGTAACGCATAATGTCTTTTGCATCAGGTAAACGCTCATACGGCATCTGCGATATATCTGGTTTTAGATATAAATTGCATGATATGCGTAAAACTTGGGATGGCTTATTGGTTGGACCAGATATGTGGGATGCAAAACATCCACAACTAGAACCAAAGCCAGCTCCAGAAGACCCACAAGCTATTAGAAATGCAAGACCAGATAAAGCAGACGATAATAGAAAATTTTTAGTCTATACTAATGTTGGTGATGGTAAATTGGGTAGTGTATTATCTACATTTGAGGTTTCATCAAATGTTGGTGAGGTAACGGTGACAACATGAGTTTTACATACAGTACATTAAAAACAGCTATACAAGATTACCTACAGGTCTCTGAATCTACATTTACAACACAACTTCCAACATTTATAACAGAAGCAGAAGACCGTATATTTTCTTTCGTGCAGTTGCCAGAACAACGTAAAAACGTTCAAGGTACTGTAACAACAGGCAATAGATTTTTAGCAACACCTACAGATTTTTATGCACCTATGAGTTTGGCTGTAATAAGTTCAAGCACATACGACTATTTAGATTTTAAACATCCATCATTCATAAAGGAATATTCATCTGGAACTACTCGCTCTAAACCGAAATATTACTCTTTGTTTGATGATGCGGCATTTGAAGTATCGCCTATACCCGATTCGGATTATACGGTTGAGCTTCATTATTTACATAAACCAGTCTCTTTGACTGCTGGTAGCGACTCTGGCACAACATTTTTGTCAACTGATTATTCAGATGCTTTGTTGTATGGCTCTTTAATAGAAGGAGCAATATTTTTAAAAGAACCGCCTGACGTTATCACTCAATTAGAGGGACGTTTCAAGGAGGCGGTAGCCAGAATGAAAAACACATCAGAAGGTCGTGGAACACGCGACGAATACAGGTATGATTCAGTCCGCTCTAGCGTGAGCTGATGAACAGAATAGAAAATTTAGAAGGCAAAAAAATTGCCCTAGTAGGACTTGGTATATCACAAGTTGATTTTGCAATAGGATTACAAAACGGCAGAGAGTGGGATGAGGTTTGGTGTATAAACTCAACTGCCTCTACTTATCCATGCGACCGTATATTTATGCTAGACCCTGCAAGTAGGTTTTTTGATACTGACGATGCAGGTAAACAAACATCTGTTATGTGTCGTGTTTTAGAAGAAACAGAAACACCTGTTTATACTTGTGAGTTAGACCCTAGAATTAAAAATCCTGTTATGTACCCAATAGAAGAAGTTTGTAACGCAACAAAATGTGCCTATCTTAACAATACTGTTGCTTACGCTATAGCTTTTGCTTTGTGGAACAAGGTTGGTAGACTAGATTTATTCGGCATAGATTTTTCATACAAAGAAAATATGCACTTTGCAGAGGCAGGTAGAGCCTGTGTTGAGTTTTGGATAAGCAAATGTATGAGTGAAGATATATTAATTGGTATAAGCGGCAGGTCAACAGTTTTAGATTCCAATGTGCCAGCTACAGAAAAACTTTATGGTTTTCACAGATTAAACAAACCATTAGTAGCAGTTCCACATGAGGGTAAGTTTATTATCGGACCTTATCAAGATATAAATAAACAATTAGAACAGCATGGTTTGAAAATAGATGAGAATGTAGTTCCGCCAGAACCATATAAAGGATGAGCGTAGAAAGCGATTTTGTTTTAGGTCAAGTTGGTATTACAACAACAGATGGCAAAGGACATGACCCAGAATTTTGGGCAGCACAAGCAACTAAGAAAATTTGCGACATTTCTAACGATGCACCTGAGCATATAAAACAGCAGGCTTTGGCTTTTCAAAATCAAGTTTATACTGTAATCTTACATAGTATGAAAAATGCAATTAAGTCACAGAACACGACTTATGCAAATTTATTAGAAAAACAGGGCCACAGCGACATGGCTAAAATATTGAAGGAGCTATAATGGCAATAACATCAGCGATATGTACGAGTTTCAAGCAAGAGTTGCTTGTTGGCACACATAATTTTACAGCAACAAGTGGTAACAGTTTTAAATTAGCCTTGTATAGCAGTTCTGCAACACTAGGAGCTGGCACAACTGCTTACGTAACTACAGGTGAGGCTACAGGCACAAACTATACTGCTGCTGGCTCTGCACTTACGTCAGTAACGCCAACAACATCTGGCACTACTGCTATTTGTGATTTTGCAGACTTAACATTTAGTAATGCTACGGTAACAGCTAGAGGTTGTTTAATTTACAATGACACACAATCTGACAAGGCTGTTGCTGCAATAGATTTTGGTGGAGACAAAACTTCTACTGCTGGAGATTTTACTATTGTTTTTCCAAGCGCTACTGCAACAGGCGCGATAATTAGGTTAGCGTAAATGTCGTGTTATGCCGCTATCAAAACTTAATTTTAAGCCTGGAATAAACAAAGAGGAAACCGACTATTCAAATGAAGGTGGTTGGGTTGACGGCGATAAAATTCGTTTTAGAAAAGGTCGCGTAGAAAAAATTGGCGGCTGGGAAAAGCTTAACTCAAATTCAATTATAGGCTCTGCTAGAGCTTTGCACTCATGGATTTCATTAGGTGGTAATAAATATTTAGGTGTAGGCACAACTAATAAATATTACATAGAAGAGGGCAACACTTATAACGATATAACACCTATAAGAAAAAACACCACAAATGCCGCTACTTTTGCTGCAACTAATGGTTCTGCTACGCTTACTGTAACCGATAGTAGTCATGGTGCTGTAAGTGGAGATTTTGTTACTTTTTCAAGCGCTGTCAGTTTAGGTGGTAATGTTACCGCTGCTGTTATAAACCAAGAATACCAAATTAGTTTAGTTACTGGCACAAACACTTATGAAATTTCAGCCAAAGATACAAGTGGTGCAACAGTCACAGCAAATGCAAGTGATAGTGGCAATGGAGGTTCTGGTACCGATGCAGCATATCAAGTAAATTCTGGCTTAGAGTTTTATGTTGAATCAACAGGTTGGGGTGTTGGTACTTGGGGAGCTGGAGCTTGGGGTTCATCTACTGCATTGAGCGACACTAACCAACTTAGATTATGGACACATGATAATTATGGCGAAGATTTAATAATAAATCCTCGCGGCGGAAGTATTTATAGATGGGTTGAAAACGATGGTCTTACAACGAGAGCAGTAAAGCTTTCTGCCGTATCTGGCGCAAACTTAGTGCCAACACAAAGCTTGCAAGTATTAACGTCAGAAACCGATAGGCATTTAATAGTTTTAGGCGCAGACCCAATAAGTAGTGGTTCTAGGACAGGAACTTTAGACCCTATGTTAATTGCATTTAGTGACCAAGAAAATCCCTTAGAGTTTGAACCACTTGCAACAAATACCGCAGGTTCTCTAAGATTATCTTCTGGTTCTTCTATTGTAGGCGGCTTAAAAGCTAGACAAGAAGTTTTAATATGGACAGATACATCTTTGTATTCAATGAATTTTATTGGACCACCTCTCACATTTGCTGTAAACCTAATTAATGAAGGTGCAGGACTTATTGGCCCTAAAGCTGCTGCAAATTCACCAAAAGGTGTTTTTTATATGTCTAAGAAAGGTTTTTATTTTTACAATGGCGCTGTGCAAAAGTTACCATGCTCAGTGCAAGACTATGTTTTTTCTGATTTAGATGAAAGCCAAGCGTTTAAATGTTTTGCAGGTCTGAACGAAGAGTTTAGCGAAGTTTGGTTTTTTTACCCTTCAACTACTGATAATGAAACAGAAATATCTAGGTATGTAATTTACAACTATGAAGAAAACTCTTGGAGCATAGGCTCATTAGAAAGATATAGCTGGTTAGCAGCTGGCGTACTAAATAAACCTTTAGCAGCTGGTGAAGCAAGTTCAACCAAATACGTTTATGAGCATGAAAAAGGTTTTAACAATGATAGCGATTCAATGGACGGTGTTTTTATAGAGTCAGCTGACATAGATATTGCAGATGGAGAAAATTTTGTATTTCTTAAAAAAATACTTCCAGATATATTGTTTGTAAATCAAGTTGGCACAAGTCAAAATCCAGCTATAAATGTGGTTGTTAAAAGACGTGATTTTGCAAATCAAACCTTAACCACTGATTCTACAACACAGATTACATCAAGCTCTACATTTGGTTCATTACGTTCGCGCGCTAGACAATTTGTTTTAAGGTTTGAGTCCGATGATGACACCTCTGAAACAGATAGAAAAAATTATAAGTGGAGGCTAGGAAGCACAAGAGTAGAAGTTCAACCGTCAGGACGTAGATAATGAGTAAATTACTACCAACTCAGTTGCCTTTTGCTCAAGGTGAAACAGTTTCAGCAGATACTTTTAACAGATTAATTAGAATATTAGAAATAAACCTCAGTTCTGTAGACCCAGACGCTATAAAATCATATAACTCCACAGACATTAGCGAGTTGCAATTTGCCACAGGTGCTATTATATTTAACTCAACGACAGAGGTTCATCAAGCTTTTGATGGCACACAGTTTAGAAACCTGTATGAACATCAAACTTATTTGACTGGACTTTCTGCTACAATGAGTTTAGGAACAGTAACAGTGAGTACGCCATAATGATAAATGAATTATTGAGAAAAAGAATACTAGGACTAACAGGCGACGCTTCTATGTTGCCTCCAGAGCGTTTAGAAGGTGATGGCGACGCTTTTGGGCCTGGTGTCTTGTCTAACCAAGACAAAGCAATAGCAGAGCAATTAGGCATAAATCCTGATACGGCTCAGGTGGTGGGTGACCAGCAACTTCAAGAACAAATAGAAATGTACAAAAGAATAATGCGAGACCAAGCAGGAAAAGGTGCTATATCAGATAGAGAAATGGAAATATTTAAAAGCACTATGCCTACAGAAATGCCGGACATGAGTCGAGAAGAACAAGAATCTATGCAAATACTTATGCAACGTGGTCAAATGCAAGAACAAGCTCCAATGAGAGGTATTGCACAAGAAATTGCTGCTCAAGGCGAAGGTGAAGATACACAACTTGCTCATTTGAAACCAGGTGAAGTAGTTTTACCACCAGAGTTTTTTGAAGATGATAGATTTGAGGCGATGGTTGAGAGTAAATTTAAAGAAATTGGAGTAAACCCAGAAGAGGCTGTTGTTGGTACAGGTATAGCTACACTAAACCCAATCACAGGATTAGAACAATTTGGATTCTTCAAAAAGATAGGCAAAAAACTAAAAAAAGTAGTTAAAAAAGTTGCTCCCATTGCAGCCTTTATACCTGGGGTTGGTACAGCTCTTGGTGGCGTTCTTGGTGGTATTGGCGGACTAACCACTAAAATACCTGGAATTGGCGGTTTACTAGGAAAAGCAGGTACTTTTTTATCTAGCACAATTATAGACCCTTTAGCTAAAGCAGGCATACCAGGCCTATCACCTATTGCAGGTGGTGTTGGACAAGGTTTTGGAGGCATTGGTTCTGGCATACAAAATCCTCTTGCAGGTGGTATATTTGGTCAAACAGGCTCTACCTTTGCAGGCGGTCCCTCATCAGGACAAGGTTTAGCAAACAGATTTGGTTTGGGTAGTGGTACACAAAGCCAAGTAACTACTGCAAACTTACAAACAAACGCACAAAATGCTTTAAATAGCTTGACTCCACAACAATTAGCTGCAATGCCAGCAGGACAGCTTCAACAATTACAACAACTTGCCGCTGGAGGCGGTAGCGGTATCTTAGGTCGTTTAACAGGCGGTAGCGGCGGAATTGGTGGCGCTGGCGGTAGCGGTGGAGGCGGAGGCTTTTTAGGAGGTCTTGGTAATTTTGCAAAGACAGCTGGTATCGGAGCTTTAGCTGCTGGTTTAGGTAAACTAGCTTACGAAGACGCTAAAAAACAAACGGGCGTTCCTTTAACCCCATTAACAACCATGAGTCCAACAGGTAGATACAATATTGAAGCTGAAATAGCTAGAAGAATGGGACAAGAGACACCAAACCCAGTTGAGTTTGGTTTACTGCCTGCAAATACTTTCCCAGAATTATCTGGTGGCAAGCCAGCAGGTATGATGGATGGAGGTGCTGTTCAAGGTTTACAGAGCGGCATACAAAATATGCCTAGCAGTAGAACACCAGAAATGATGATGTTTTCTATTGATGCTGAAATACAAAATCTTATGACTGAATACGATATGGTAGTTCGTAATAACGAATTACAAAGAGCGCAAATGATAGCTGACCAAATCGACCAATTACAACAACAGAAAATACAAATACAAGCTCAAAATGAACCAAGTCAAAAAGGCATTGGTTCTATGCAAATGATGATGTACGGTGGTGCTGTAGAAGATTTAACAGGCGGCATGGCTTCGGGCATGATGTATGGCGGGCCTGTAATGGCTTACGCGCAAGGTGGAGCAGTGCAAATGCAAGAAGGCGGTGGTATGGACCCAAGCCAATTTCCAAGAATGGATGGCGATATAAATGGTCCAGGTACAGAAACCAGTGATGACATACCAGCTATGTTAAGCGATGGTGAGTTTGTAATGACAGGACAAGCTGTAAGAGGCGCTGGCTCATACGAAATGCAATCAGACCCTAGCGGTATTATTAGTTTAATGCCAACTATGGATGAAAACAGAGAAAGAGGTATGGATAATATGTATGCAATGATGGATGTCTTTGCAAGCAAAGCTAAGGAATCGTAATGGGTTTTTTGAAAAATTTAATCAGAGGTGTAAACGACATAAAGCCACCCAGTCGTGGTTTAAGGCAACCGATAAGAAATATAAATTTTCCACCTATAAGACGTATGCCAATGCCTGCGCCTATGCCTATTGTTCCATCAAGTCCATTGGTGCCACCTCGTTCTATTGGTGATATAAACAGATTAATACCTTCATTAAATGGATTACCTCCTACAATAGCACCACCTCCAACAAATGTGCCTGGTGCACCAATGTTAAAACAACCGATTATGCCAATTAGACCACCATCAATAGGTGGCATAGGTGGCATAAATCAAC